CCACAACACATTATGATTCTTTCGTAAGGTAAACAATTTGCCTGCTCTGTGTCTTATTGCTACTTCCGCTACGCTGTGCCTCTATTAGTACACTACTAGTATACTCTACTGGGCAGGGAGGAGTAAAGTTAAAGCGATTACCGCTAGTCTTAGTTACAAAATTAATATTTTGTACTCCACCATCATTACATCCACCACTCGAAAAGGACTGAATACTCTCTACTTCGTCTAAAGTAAGAGCAAAGATAGTTTCTGTTCCATCAATAACAAGGCGTACTCTCACAGAATCACTATTGAAATCGAGTGTAAAACCATATAACTTACCCGCCCCATTATAATTGTACATAGTTGTGTAAGCACTGGGTACAGTAATGTTAGTTTCATCGAATTCTATGCGTAATTTCGGGGAGATAACTGGACATCCAGGAGCCGCGTCATTAGCTACCGTAACCTGTGCCTCTACTTTTAGCCTGTCTCCTACGTGCCCAATCTCTGTACTAGCGTCTCCAGCCAGCATTCCTAACTTCTTAGGTAAAAATCCCTTAAGGAGGTCTATACCTTCTGAGATACTAAGGTCTATACTACCGTCGTTAACTGTGAGGGTCTCATCGCCAATGACTACAATAATATCATCACTAGCAGCTACTAGGAGATAATCCTGTGCTGGGATAACATACTGCCCACTAGCGGGTACTGTGATGCCTATATCCTCTACTTCTACTGCACTTCCTGTGTTATTCTTGAGGATTTTACTCATTAATTAGTCCCCGCCAATTCTAATCCACATACAATATTCTTAGGAGATCCTGACTTCACTCGAATTGCCAACTGCTTATTTGTAGGTACTGCCCAACTTACATCAAAAGCACCACCATAGTCAGATACAACAGACACACTTCCCACACTAGTCATGCTCGTACCGGCCCCACTGTGGTGGAATACCTCAATTTCATATGAGGTAACCTTCACATTGGAAACGAATACCCTCTCAACACTGGCGCCACTAATATATACCCATCTACCTGCCTTATTACTAGGTACACCTTCATTTAGAAGCCACGTATTGGTAGGCGTATTGCCTCTTCTGCCAAAGGAGAACCCTGGGGACGCAGAAGTATTAACCTCAGAGTTCTGTTGTTCTAGTGCTTCCTGTACGTCGTCAGCTACGTATGTTACGTTGCTATCGTCGAACGGTGTCGAGGCTGCTACTTGCGATAAGTCTTCGCGTGTGGCCACTAGCTAATCTCCGTTATGCGAGTATCTACTGTGCCTGTATCTGCAACTACCCATACTGGTAATTGCTCGCCTGCTTCTATTCTAAGCGTTTGGCCTTTGAATAGCTTTGTACCTGTGATACTAGATACGGTATTATCGTATCCATAATAAATAACCCCGTCTAGGGGTTGTATCGTAATCACCTTGCGTTCACTAGCAGCACTACCGCCTACCTTAACTTCAGCTGGTGTAGTAGTTACTGCTAATGCGGCGTATATCGCCGGTCCGTCCAAAGGCAATAAACCGGACATTATTCGGTCTCCTCAGTAGCGGGTGCCTCTGGCTCCACTACCTTTGTGACTTCGAGGATGTTTTCCCTGATCTTGTTATTAAGCCCATTCAAGAACCCTAGGTACTTGTTTAACTGTAGTACCTCCTGTGTGGTAAGGTCCCACCGTGGCTTGTCTATAAGAAATCGCACCACCTCTTGAAAGGTGTTGTGGTCTTCTTGTGTAAAGCAATTCTCCATTAGGTCTCCTCAAGGGGGCCCCGAAGGGCCCCACAGGTTTAGCTAGTTTCCATGTACCGAAGGTCGTGTCCAGTTTTAGCTGAAACGAACTCGATATCTACAGAAGCTCCGGCTCTCATCTCGATGTAAGACTTAGGTGAGATAGGGAAGCCAGTGGCCGCACTAACACCGTTAGGTCCGATGTACATCTTCTGATTGTCATTGTTGTACAACCAGAGGTACTTGCGAGAAGCAAGAGGTGAGCCTACAGCGTCTTCCGCAGTGCCGCCAATAGTTAGTGCAGTCGTGCCAGCAGCGATAGCTGTGTTGGCAAGAGCAACGTCGTCAACAGTGATGCTAGCATCCTGAATGTCAACGTGTAGTGCGCCGGAAGTAGCCCGTAGTCTATCCCAGTTAGTGCCGTCGAAGCCGTAGTTGAAACTACGAGTATCAAGGCCCTGGAAAGAAGTAGCTACGTCGTCAGAAGCACCAGTACCACTAGTGAATAGTGAAGTACCGTCCCCAAGACGGATGCTATCTTGAGTATGCGCGAGGTCGCGAATATCCAAGTCAGAGGCGTCAACAGTGAGCGAGCCACCGTTGTCAGTGATTGCAATTGAGCCGTCGGCTGCAATCGCTAGAAAGTCAGTGCCGTCTCCGATCTTGACAGAGTCACTAACATGAGTTAGATCGCGAATGTCAAGGTCAGTAGCACTGACAGTAACACCAGAAACTAGTTGAGCCAACACATCTGTGTCGTGTACTTCTAGTTCCTGGCTAGCATTAATGACACCGAGGCGGTCGTTAACCGCATCGTACAATACAGCACCGATACTATCTGTATCGCTTCTGGTAGTTGCACTCGTAGTGTCGAACAAAACTTGGTCCTTCATAAGAACCCTCCCTTAGTTGCGGGCATTAAGCCCATTCCAAAATCTCCACGGTATCCCCGGACTTATTTGATTCGAGGTATAATGTTAGTGCCGCCGATAAGGCCAAAGCCTCTTCTTCGTACACCGCTCCTGGAGTTAAGGTTATGAACGTGGTATTAGTCTCACCGGTTGTGTATGCTATCTGCAACTTCGCCTTGCCTCTTGACCTAATTCTGAACCGCTTGACACTGGTGCTGAACGTATGGGACTCTTCTGTGCCCGATGTAGCTACTACCAAGTTCGTTATTGTCGGGGCGGATACAGAATCTACCGTAACCCTTACCCGACTGTCTGCTGTAAACTTTAGGTATTCGTGGTCATTTCTAGTTGGGGGACAATTAGCCATCTACCTTAACCCCCTGCTTCAACTCCGCTCTGCGATTCTTGAAATACCACGCGTACCATTTGCCGTTGGCGAACTGGATATCGAAGTATTTAAACTCGTACCCGTGCGCCATGTTGTTCTTGAGCATAAGCTGCGACAATGCCTGGGGCGATTTCGCCACAAGAAATGTCGGTGCATTGAATACACTGCCAGCCATACATTAAAACTCCACGACAGGGAGCCCCGAAGGACTCCCCTAGTATTAGGCTGCAGTACCAACCATAACCTGATGCTTGCCACCCTGAAGCTCTTTGGCTCCATAGATAGTGTGCATTAGATACTCACTAGCAACTGAGGCAAGATTGCGGTCTTGCTCAAAGCTAATAGCTTTCTGCATTGCCCAGCTAACTGCATCTCTTGTGTACGCGATTGTCTTGAGGTCGTCAACGACTGTAGAGACAAGAACGCGGAAACCGTAGACGCGACCTAACTCACCATTGTGTAGTGGGTCAGTTGCACCGTAACGGTCAGCTTGGATAAAGTTAGCTAGAGAAAGCATGTTCTTCTCTTGTGCTGGTGACACGAGAAGGAACCGCTCTGACGGGTCAGCGAACTGAATGTTAAGAAGCTTGCGTGCTTCTAGGATATCAGTTTCCTGAATTGTGTCAGTTGGGTTGTTAGCGTATCCAATCCTGTGGTCAGGAGCGGCCGCTGAAGCTGCTTGTAGCTTCGTGTAAAGATACGTGTCGATATCCAAGACTAGCTCAGAAGACATTCTCTTAACAATGTCAGCAACAACGTCAGGCTTGGCTTGGATGTTAGCAAAGTCTTCTAGTTTAACTAGAATAGCCTTGTGCTGGTCAAGAGCCAAATCGTCAGTTGTGTAAGTGATAACCTGAGCCGTTAGGTCAGTGTTCTCAGCTTTAGTTGCAGCAGTGAACCCGCCAGCCTTTGGAAAGCTAATCTGATTCATGCCCGGTCCAACTAGTGAAGAACGGTCTTCAACTGTCGGAGCGATAACTGCCTTTTCTTTTAATTCTTCCTGAACCATCGCGCTTACTAGCTGCTCGATGGTTGCGGAAACTTCTGTTACGCCCATATCTGCCATGGTTTATTATCCTTTCATGGTCTGTGCTAATTTCAATTTTAGTTTATCAGCCGCGGACAGCTTCTCTACATCTTGCGAAGTAGTCACAGCCTGTGGCGACCTATTGGGGAGGGATGGTGTGTTCTTAGGTTCTACTAACACGCTATGAGCTTTCATAAACGTATCAACAGCACTCTTCAAACTTCCCTCGTCTACCTTCTTTGTGTCCGGATCTATTGCAATCTCATCAACATTAACAAATGCTAGATATTGATTGTTACGCAACTTACCGGGAAGCAAATCAACAAATGCAGATAACTTAGTAGACTGGATGGCTTGGCGTTCGCGCTCCTCTCGCTCCTTCTCAAGCTGTCCAATACGCTCTTCTCTTTCTTTGAGAATCTTGTCGTACTGTCCACGTTTCTCCATCTCTGTTTGCTCTCGCTTCCGCTCTACATCTCTGAACCTGTTCAACTCTTCTTCCAGCTCTCGTACTTTACCTTGGTCAGCTTTACGTTGCCGTAGTAGCCGATTGTGAGTTTCGTACTTAACGAAATCTGCTGCTGCTTCTTCTGCTGTTTGGTGGGCGGTCGCTACAGGCTCGGCACTGCCGGAGTCTGTTGTTTGAACATCTTCGCTACTAGCATTGAGGTTCTCTTCTGTCATGGGATTCTCCTGAGTTTAATATGGTCACAAACCTGAGACTCTACCTTAGAGCCTCGATAAACTTTCTTATTATGCGATCGACTTCTCTCAATTCTGCCTTACTAAGGTTCATGAAAGGTCGTTCCTTACTTACTAATTCCGCTTTCTTACGGTTAGACATACGAAACTTATCAGTGCCTTTAATGTCTACTACAATCGAACTGTTCCTAACTTCGGCTATTATGTTATCTAACATAGAGCCTGTCTTAGTTAGGTTAGTCTTAGCTGGGGTAGTGTCCCCGCTCAACAGTCCTTGCTTCTTTAACTCGCGTCGCTGAAGCTTATATTCATTAGAGAGTTTCTTGAGGGGCTCTGCTGCAGCTCCCTGACTAGGTACGCCTTTACCCAATCTAGTGCGTTTCTTGATTTGGGTCTCTATGTACTTAGCTATCTCTCTTAGTAGCGTGTCGTTCCTCGCTACGTCTTCCAAATCCTTAAAGAATTTGTCCAGTTCCGGTAATGGTGAGGCCACCTACAATCCTTTCACGTATAGATTGTATATTCTCGATGTTAATGCCCAACCTAGATAATGCTAGTGTTGGTGTTGCTTCAACGTCTACCGGGCTTCTTGGAGCTTCCTCTATTGGAAACCTTGCGAGTATGCCACTCAAGTCTGACTGGCTAATCCCTAGAAAGTCTCTGGCCTTTCTAGAGTCTGGTGTGGTCTGTCCATAAGTGCCGAGGATATTGCCTTCGGCTTGATCATTTATCTGCGTACCTGCTTGGAATCCTATAGTAAGTCTGCCAGCCTCTCTAGACAACAGCTCTATCGAATTAAGCATCTCCCCGCTCATTGTCAGGTTAACCGAGTTGGACTTACCCGCTATTCGGAAGTCCAGGGATTCTCGGTACTCCTTGCTATATGCAGGGAACTTATTGCCGTCTTTGTCGATTCCGTCTCGCGACCTGTCGACTATGAAGTCTATAACTTCTCTGGCTATCTCTGCTTGGTCCGCTGCATCATACCGCGAATCAATACTAAGCTCAAACTTCTGGTGGGCCATCTTGTCCCTCTGGCTCGAATCCGGCTCCGGCGTCACCTATAACCGCTTCTGCTTCTTCTGCAGTAAGTCCGAAAGCCACTATCAAGATATTGATACCCGAAGCTCTAGGCAACTGCCCTAGCGACACCTTCTCGACTACCCCTACCATGGAAGTAACCTGTGCACCGTTGAGAACTTCCTTCGGTGCTAGTCCTTCGCCCTCTAAGTCGTCTGGGCGTTCTGCAGACTCTTCTGTCTCTGGTGCTGCCTGAAACTCGCCCTCTTCCATAGGGCTGACTTCTTCCTCCGGCATAGGTGGTAGCTCCATCGACTGGTCTTCTTCTATAGAAGCCATGAGTACCTCTATCTGTTCGGTAGTCATGTCGGGGTATATCTCTCTTAGTGCAAGCTCCTTTGTTATCAGAGCTTCGTCTAACTTACGAATAGCATTGTCTAATATCTCTGTGTCCGACTTGAGTGGTCGCTGCTCTGCATACTTAATCTCAATCTCGGAACTGGAGAACGACTGGCTGGGGCTGTTGTCTAGTTCGGCACTATCTATCCATACAGGGTGCATGTGGTCAGCTATTAGTCGCCACAGCATGTGCTCTGCTTCTTCGAAGTATCTGGTCTGGACCTTGCGGTCGTCCGACGTATCCAGGTTTTGTATCATGAGTGATATGCCACTAGCCGCACTTTCGATTTGGGCATTTCCCACAGTAGTGGCTTTTAGGTTGCGAGTCTCAAACCACATACCTAGCTGATTCTGGATACTTACAATCATTTTGTCAATATCTGCATTTGGCTTAATAGTGCCAACCTCTGGCTTCACGCCCTGCGAATCAGACTTAAATAGCCACATCGCATTAGGGGACATGGCTAGGTTCTCTGTGTCCACGTCTATGCCGTAGACTATCGAGAACGTTTGATATTTTGCGGCAAAGTTAAGGTCAGAGAGTAGGACCGGAATAAGTATGGTCATTCGCAAAAAGTCTGTGTCGGGATTGGGTAATATCTTGTACCGGCTACGATTGATATAGATGAAAGGAATAACTCCAAAAGGGTTGATGCCCTCTGGGTTGTCGGCCATGTCTTCGCGGACAATTTCGCCTGATGCGTCGATGGCAAGGAACTCGTCTGCCGTGTAAAGCCAGAATATTGCTACCTTATTAGGATTACCTTCTGGGTCTACTCCCGGTCTATCTCCCATGAACTTGATAAAGACTGTGGGCTTGGTGGGGTTGGCTAGGTCGTCGCCCTTGACTAGGAACTGGTGTGAGGGTATTACCCTGATTCGTGGCTTGCCTTCTTCGAGGTAGGGCTCTAACGCTGTGTTCTTGAATAGATTGAAGAACTGGTTGGCGTCGTGCATGTGACTGTTCAGTTGCATGGACTTAGAATACCAATCATACAAAGCCTGGTCACTGTCTACTTCTGCATCCCTAGTTGGGGATTCCATATAGATCTTCGATAACTTATCGACAACCTTAGATAAAATGTTCACTCCGGGAATTCGGTCCTTGGCTTCTAGGTAGGGTTGGCGGTCGAGTTGATTAAACAAAGCCTTCTCTACATGACTGAGCAAGTCTCCTTCGAATATCTCGAATAGTCGGGTGTTTACCTCGACATTCTCTTTTTGCTCTTTGATGTAGCTGAGGATTTCTGGAATACGGTCAACAAGCGACATGTGTTACTTCCCTCCTATACCACCTATGGTAAATTCGGTCATTTTCTTTTATAATTATTTTTCAGT